ATGCATCGTTCAGGCCTGACAGAGCTGGAAGTGGTGATGGCGGTGGTGCGGCGCGGCAGCTTTCGCGGTGCGGCGCAGGAGCTGGGGATGTCCGCCACGGCGGTCAGCAACGCCATCGCCGGGCTGGAGAGCCGCCTTGAGACGCGACTTTTCAACCGCACGTGTAGCGCGGCGAAATTTTTCGCACCGAAACGCATAACATTATGCACCGCTGCAACCGAGAGAAATACCGCTAATGCGCACGGTGCAAATTTAAACGCCTCACAGTTCATCTCTTTCAAATGATGAAGCCGGGAACCGACGATAAAGATTGGATATACCAGCATCAAAAATAAGCGCAACTCGTTGGCGTGATTCTCCAGCTGCAATTAATCTCCCCATCTGATCCCACTGTTCAGCTGTAAACTTTGGGCGTCTTCCTCCCACTCTACCTTGAGCCCTGGCGGCCGCCAGACCAGCTCTTGTGCGCTCCACAATTAATTCACGCTCCATCTCAGCCAATGCCCCCATAACGTGAAAGAAGAAACGTCCCATTGGGGTAGACGTATCTATCCTGTCGGTCAGGCTGCGTAAATTGATATCTCGATCCCTCAACTCCTCTACCAGCAGGACAAGATGGCGCATGCTGCGCACAAGGCGATCTAGTTTCCAGACCACAAGCATATCCCCCTTTCCCAGCGTCTTAAGTACACGTTTTAGCCCTGGACGCTCCGAGGTTTTACCGCTGATCTTGTCTTCAAATATCTGTTCACATCCTGCGCATTCCAGCGCGGTTCGCTGCAATGCGGTGTTCTGGTCATTTGTTGACCCCCTTACATACCCAATAAGCATGGTTTTATCCCCTGCAAAAGGCAGAAAGCATGCCACTGGTGAGCTGGATGGCCATTCTCAAAAATGTTCCTATTCTGGTTTAGATGGCCACTTGATATCTGGTGCTGCCGATGTATTGACAGCTTCAAGCTCATCAAGATAGTCAAGCCACAAATTGTATTGCGCTAATTCATCCCCTTTCAGTCGACCAATGGCTGCTTTCCCTGGCCATTGTTTACTGTTCATGAAGCTGTTTGCTTCAGCGATGCGTGATGCTTTTTCATTTTCAGCTATTGCAATCTGCTGTTCATGAGTGAGTGGTGGCGTTGAAACCCAGGCAGGATAACCTTTTTCATCAGCACCCATCATTTTTCCTGATGGTGCAGTGCCGGTGTATGTTGCAAATACGGCCTCGTCAACCTCCACCCCATCAACAGGCCAGTCACCTGTAGCCTCATAAGAACTTTTCAGAGCTACAGGATAAAAAGCATTACTGGTGGCGCTATATACATATTTCATTATTAAATTCCCACTGCTATCCACGAAATATTTGTCATCGTTCTGTTAAATACAGAGCCGGCAGCCACGAGCCACGCCGAAAGATAAAACCCAGACTTATCAATTAGCTGACAACCTGCAATATTTGCTGCACTGGCATCTGTTCCAGCTCCTGTTACTCCGAAACATTGTGTCGGGAAAGGGATAGGAAAGTTAACAATAACTGAACCGCTGCTACTGGATGTCTGATATCCATATTGAATAATTTTACCTGATGGGAATTTCATCCAACCAGGACCAGCAGCGAACGAGGCCATGTCTGGGATTTGGTTGATTCCTGTTCCAACATCACGCTGGGCAGCGGATTTCAGAGTAAGGTATGTGAGAACGTCAGCAACCGTTGCTTTACCGATGATGTCCCGACCAATGCTGGATAATGCTGTTAAAGCGGCAGCATTAGCGGCGGTGAAATATGGGAGTTTATTAGCCCCTCCGACCAGACTGGAAAGCGCTCCCAAAGTATCGTTAAGTGGGGCATAAAGTTTATTCAACGCAGCTAACAGCTGGCCTGCTGTCGATTCTGGTTTCATTGCCGCTGCTGTTAGGATGGCAATCAGCTCACTTTGTGTATCGCGGATAGCGGCTTGTTCATTATTAAGGTGTTCAGCATCAACTATGGTTCCCAGCTCACCAGTGAGCGGATTACCATCATGGAAAAGATTATCCGGCGTCTGCACCGGTGGCATTAAGGGCCGCATTATTCATTCTCCTGATATGCGAAGTAGCAAAATGTATGAGCTGGTTTGAGATCGCGGAAGACTTCTTCAATAACCGGATCCCCAAAGGCAGTCAGGCGCTCACCTGCTGCTGAACTGCCTGAGCGAAAGCGATAGGATTGCGTTCCAGAGTTCTGAATATTGACGCGCCAGACCCAGATAATGTCTTCAACCCAGAGGCGATCACCGGCGCGGTTAACACCCGCTCTGAAAGGTTGCGGTTCATCAATTGTGATGATGTAGCCAAGGTTACTGGCCAACTGAATAAAGTACGGAATACTGAGACCACCGACCTCAGCCAGTTTGGCCAGAACACGCTGCTGGCGTTGCTGGTATGTGGCATCTTCAGCAGGAGTAAGGTCAAGAACGCGCTCCCAGTCAGCTAAAAGGCTGCGGGCATAAAATGGAGTAACGCCACCTTCGACAAGTCCTGCAGACGTATCGAGAGTGTCGAACACGCCTGCTTCTGATCGCAATGATGCATCAAGCAAGGGCTGACCCGGACTGTAAGAAATGAGTGGCAGCAGGCGATTTAACAGCGTGAAGTAGCTCATAGCAGCTCTACCTCAACATTTCCTAATCTGAGCCATTCGACTTTCGTGGCATCGATTACCGGTTGAATATTTGCCGATGGTGTAACGATGTCATAGTCGGTGATACCCGGAATTAGAGAAATTAATGTCCCCGCCTGGCTGCGAATAAATGCCACCCCAGGCTCACGGCGTGAGTCATCATCCTCCAGCGTTGCGGTGACTTCCTGTTTGGCGGTTGCAAGGGTGATGCCTTCCAGTGATACCTTCACGATCACGTCAAATGTACGGATGACAGGCATGAGCACCAGCGTGTTTTTTGCTGTAACAGGCCGGACATCGTCAATGTGAGCCTGCACCCTGTCGATCACATC